AAGGTACGCTACTGACCCATATTTAACATTTCCCAACGCACATTTAACGGTTGCTAACAGACTTTGGCACGCTTTTTGCTATGGGTCGCCCTTACCGTTTTTTTAACATTTCGCACCAGACTTTGGCACGGTTTTTGTTATGCGTGGAACACATTGTTAAACAAAGTTAAAAGAATAATTTAACATAAAATAACACGCAAACCGCTTGCAGGTAAAATAAAATGCGTACATTTGCATAGTGTTAAACAATTAAATACTTTATAAAAATGAAAACGACAGATTTAATTTTTGAAAATCAGAAAGTGTTAAACGCAATGCAAAACTTGGTATTGCAAAGTAAGAAACACATTGAGTTTTTGGCGGTAAATGCGCCCGAAATTCGCACAAACCTTGAAAACGTTGCCGAAAGTATGCAAACGCTTGCCGATACGCTGGACAATCTAATCTTGTTTAACCGTGATATACGCAACAAGTTCGCAATGGAAGTTGCCTGCAAAAATCAAGCATACGACTTTATAGCGACTGAAAAGTTGGTCGAGCGGTTCGAAACCTTTTGCGAATGTTTCCCCACAAAATTGTACATCGGTTTAACGGGCATTCAAACATTGCATGACAAATAACAATCAGAAAGCAAAAGAAAAGGCGGTAACAATCAAGTTGCCGCCTTTCTTTTTATCCTGCCTTGCAGTTACTCAATATAAACGCCGTCAGACAAAGCCGTGTATATCATTTCTTGTTCCTCTGTCAGCATTTCGGCGGTGTGTATGGGTGTAACATCATCGAACATATTAAACCCTCTGAAATCGCCTAAAATGCCTGCTTGTCGGTCGGTGTTTCGCCCGTTGCTTGCGCTCTCGTACCACTTGCAGTAAATGTAAGGTTCTAAGCCGTAATATAACCTTTCGTTCCAATCATCGCCGCCAACGGTTTTAACTTGGGTGCTTGGTGAAAGGTATATTATTTCGCTGCTTGGCTCTGTTTCCTCAACTTGAAATACAACGCCGTTGCAGGACAAAAGCGCAACCCCGTTGCCCGTTACCACGTTTATAACGTACTGCAAAGCTATCGTTTTACCTGCATAATCGGTATTGAGGTTTACAAAGCCCGCAAACGGCAAAAAGATTTGTATTTCGCTTTCGTAGTCGGTGTTGTCCTCATTGTGCGCTGGTACAACCGCCGTGCCGAAATCAAGCGTTATTTTATCCGTTTCAGGTATATTTGCGTTTACTTCCGTGTTGTAATTGCCACATCGTATAACGTCCTGCCCTTTTGAATTGATATTCGTATAAATACGCTTTATTCGGTTAACATATTCGCCTAAATCAATGTTTTCGTATATTTCAACGCCCGTACTCGGGTCTTTACCCGTTTCACGGAAAAACCGCTTTTTAGAAAAGGCTTCCAAATCATCAAGCGTTACCAAATACACATTAATTGCACCGTAATGTTCACCTATTACGCTGGTAACTTCGGCGTCCGCTCCTATGTAAATACCTTTGCTTGGGTCGTATTTTTCAGTGTCTAACAATATGGTTAAACTTGCGGTTTTCTTATCCTCGCTTATATTCATCGGAAACGCTGTAAAATCACCGTATTTGTCATAAAGTTGCACAACTGGGCGGCGGGGTTCATCGCTTACAAATTCAGCATTTGTGTTGGCTTTTAGCGTTATTGTCACTTCCGTGTCCGCCTCGTATTGTTCGGGAATATTCACACCCTTACAATTTGTTAAACCTGTGGTAACTTTAAAATATACCTTTGGCTCTTCTTTTTTCTTGGTGTTTCCATTTATTACAACCTCGCTACTATCGTAATACCCTGTTCCCGTGAACGTGGCTACGGTGTCGTTTTCACTTAACACTCCCGTAACGGTTTCAAATAAGCCTGTATTACCGTTCCTATATTTGAATGTCGGTTGCCCGTCAAATATATACCCATTATCGCACGTAAGCACGAAATTCAGCGTTTCCGCATCGTAATCGCTGTTATCCGTGTATGCTGTGTTAGGTACGTTGTTTTGCCCTGTAAACGGCGGTTTAGGCGATGACACCTGTTTGGTCTTGCCTTTAAAAGTAACGCCATATGTTCCAATATAATTTGATACCGCTTTTGTAGCCTTCGTTTTCGTTTCGTTTTGCTCTAATATGATAGTTGTATTACCGTTATATTTTACGGTTATATCCCCATCAAAAATATAACCTTTTTCACATTCAAGGTCGAAAGTGCCAACACTATTTGTAAACGTGTTGCCACCGTCAGGATAAAACGTGTTAGGTACGTTGTTAGTCCATGTTGCCATATTTTAATTTCCTTTTAATGTTACCATAATAATTCCACCAGTTTCATTCAGTAAGCCCGTATTTGCAAAAGGTACTTTCTCAAAATTCGGGGTGCGCTTGTAAACCGTTTCACGGTTTGAAATATACGGGTCGGGGTTGTCGCTTTCAGATACACGCCCAGTTGCCGCCAAAATTTCGCTTTCGTAGGTTTTAAGCACGTCAACATGCAACGTAAGTTCGTAGGCGTTGTTTCCCTCAAAACTTACCCTATCCACGAAATAATAACGCCCTAAATCGGGTATGTAACAATAATTGAAAGTCGGTCGGGGATGCTTTCGTAGTGTTACGGTCGGGCGCAACACATCGAAAGTTTGCCGCAAATCGCCCTCAATCGCCGTAAAGTCTCCTAATTGCTTGTTTACCGTGTTAGGGTGTCCGTTGTATGAATAAAAGTTTATCGTTGTCATATCTGCAAAGAAAAAAGGCGGTGCGGTGCGCTTTCACATGCACCCACACCGCCCAAAGTTAAACAATCTAATACTTATTGAGTTACTCAATAAAGAATACTACAAAGTTTTCGTTTGTATCGTTGAAATACCCTGCGTCAAACTTGTAATAGTTGTTGAAAAACTCTGCCTTTGCGTTGTAGTTCGTTGTTACCCGTCTGTCAAGATTGCAAACGCCCAACGCATCACGGTCGAACATTACGCCCAACACGCCCGAAATTTCAACGCTTTTGCCGCCGCTTTCCTTAACCGTGATATGCCCAGTGTTCTCAAAGGCGTAGTTCTTGCCGCTGCCTTGCCAAAACGGTACTGTTTCGGCTTGCGGTAACAGTACATCGCCACGGTTGTAGGTGTCAGAATAAAGATAGGTTTGCGCCGACTTTGCAAAGTCAGACAAAAGTACAACGTGTAACATATCTTTCGGGGTAAACCTTTCCTTGCCACCAACATTGAACACGGTGGAAATGCTTTGGAGACGGTCGGCGTAAGTTCCCATTACGTAAGACGCAAAGCGGATAAAATCGGGGTCGGTTATCGCCTTTGCAGCCGTAAGCGGTGTTTCTGCCCCTGTCTTGTCGTTGTACAACTTCAAAAGGTTTACGCATCTTGCAGTGCTGGCACTTGAAAGGGTGGCACTTGTAAGGTCGCCTACCGTACCGCCAAATGCAACCGCATCAGCCAAAACGGTTTCCGCAATCATGTTGTTAATTGTGCGCATGATTAAAGCGTCTGCCTTAATTGTCATGCTCTTTTCAACCGCTGCATAAATCATCGAAATAAAGCCGTTCAACTGTGCGGCGTTGCTGAAACTTTCCTTAACCTGTCTTTCGGTGATTGATACGGGCACTTCAAACGTAACCTTTGAGTTGAAAAACTTTGCCGAAACGGTCGGTTTGTGGAACACATCTTGCGAATAGGTATGCCCGTCCTTCAAGTTCCACGTGTCGTTTTCCTCGGCTTCGGGAACATCGGCACTTATTTTTTCCAATACGCTTCCAAACTCCCAAGCATCCATTAAAACGCTCGGCACTTTACCCACATAAGGTCGGTTTACGAAAATCACCTTGCCGATATGGTTTACAAGTGATTTTACGTAATTGTCAACCGCATTTTGGTTAAACACTTCCGTGCCTAAATCCACAATGCCAGTAAGGTCTTCGGCGACAATATCAGTACGCCCCAACACCTCACCCGATACGCTGTTAATAAGCGTGTAAATCTGTTTTATTTCCATATTGCTAAAAATTAAAATTAGTTATTCGTAAATACTCGTTGTAATCTCTCTTACAAGTGCGAAGATAATATTTTTTCGCCAATTATCACGCCTTAACTGCAATTCTTTTGCAATTTCGCCCGAAATTGATTTGCTTGCGCCCGTTCCTTTGCTTGTTTCGGTCGTTTTGCGGCTTTCTGTGCGGTTTCTCTCATCGTTGGCGGTCTTTCGGTCGCTGTCTGAAAAATCGGTGTCGTTGAAAGCCTTGTTTGCGCCCGTTTCGGTGTTGTCGGTGCTTTCCTGCAAAGTAACTGTTTCGGTACGTTCCACGTTGCCCGTTACGGGTGTCAGTACATCGTAATCGGCTAACATCGCCGCCGCTTCCCGTTCCCAACCTTGCACGTTTACCGCAATAACCGCCGAAACAACATCTTTTGCGTTGTCGCTGGTTATGCTGCTTACAACTGTCTTGCCGCCGTACATCAGTAAGGCGTAAGCGTCTAACTTTTCGGGTGCGGTATCGCCGAAAATTGCGGCGTACTCTGTCGGATATTCGGTCTTGAAAACGGTTGCGAATATCCCGTTACCCGTTGTAAATAGTTCGCTGTATTTCATTGCTTATCCTCTTTGTTTTCGTCTGTTTCCTCTGTTTCGGTATCGTTACCGTCCGTTTCCGTTTCCGTTTCTTTCGTTTCCTCTGTTTCCTCTGTTTCGGTCGTTTCGGTGTCGTTTCCGTCCGTTTCGGTTGTTTCCTCTGTCGGGTCGGGTTCGTTTCCGTCCGTTCCAGTTGTTTCCTCTGTCGGGTCGGGGGTTTCCTTTGCCGTTTCCAAATCAGCCGCCAAAGCGTTGTAATTATCACGTTCCAAACCCCAACTTGAAGCAAGTTTAACCGAAATTTCGGTGTCAAACATTGCGTTAATCTTTTCAACTGCATTTTGTCTTTCTTTTAGCATATTATCCACATACGGCAAAAGTACATCTACATTCATGCTAACCTCGCCCAAATTTAGGCGTTCCCGTTTCATGTTGTAGTTTGCATTTAGCCCTAATTCGTTGTACATACTCGCCTTGTAGTACTGTATCAGTTCAATAAGTTGCGTAATGTACACGCTGTTTGTGGTCGGTGCGGTCTGCATATTTACGCCCTTGAAAAAAGCGTTTTCCCCGATAATAGAAAACTCGCCGTCTTGTATCTTGCACAAAAACTCATCGGCACTTTGTTTCGTCTTATCATCGCTGGCACTTATCAGCATTGTAATACGGGTTAAAATGCTCGCCGTGTTCAACGAAATAAGACCGTCAGTATGCAAAACCGCATAACGCCCAATCAGCGGCAAAAGGCTTTCGCCGTTGCTGTCATTCTCAATCAAAACCCCGTCTTTCTGTATATCGTAGGTTTTGTTTAACTTTAATGCAGGGTTCGCCACGGTGTAAAGCGTTGCCCGTCCGTAAACATCGGGTTCGCCGCCCTTGCCGCCCGATAGCGCATACAAAACGCCGTCCACGCTGGTAACAAAAGCGTTGCCCGTTGTCTGCAAAAGCCGCTCCAATTCTTTTTGCGGTATGCTTTCGGGCAAACCCTCGTACTCAAACATACTTTGAGTTTTCGCCAAAGTGTTCGCAATAAATTCGGTTACGGCGGTGTCCTTATCCCTTATTTGCGCTTGGTACAACTTGTAAATGTTATCTTTCCTTTTCATCTGTCAAAACTTTAATTAGGGTTGTAAGTTCGGCTAACACTTTCGTATTTTCCGCAATCGTGTCTTTTAGGTGTTCCGTCTCTTCTTGGTGCGCCTGCCTTTGTTTCACAATGTACCAAAACAACGCCCCACACATCACAATCGGAAAACCCAAACTTGAAACAATCTGAATAATAGTATTTGCGTCCATATCGTTATTATTTAGTTACTACTTACAAAGATAAACATTTTATTTGTAAAACGGTCGGTTTGGCACTAAATCAGCACCAAACCGCCCGTAATTTTCATTTCAACGAAACTATGTTTGTCTTTGCGCTCGTAATTAAATAATTGCGCACAATTTCGCCTATTTCGTTGTCTTGGTAGAAAACTTTGTCTATTGCGAAAAACCGTGCGACTTGCTGTTCTACATAACTCGCTGTACTTAACAACTTGCGTTTGTAGTTCGGTTTGCCGTTCATTTCAAGCGAATAAATAAGGCTGTTTTCCTCATCTTTTATCGGGGTTGTTTTGGCGTGTATGTACGTAAAACATTCGTTGCCTACCTGGATAATGTTACCCTGCAAAACAACATCGTTAAACTTGATATAATACACAAACAACACGTCTTGCGGCTTGTACTTGCACGGCAAATGCGGATAAACGGCAAGTTCCCATTTACCGCCAGTAATCATCTGCAAGTTTTGATTATCGAAACAAAAATACTTGTTACTGGCTTTGTGTTGTATGGTGCTGCTGCAATACTCGACCGCCACTATTGCGCCGTGTTCGCCAAAGCGGTATATATCAATCGTGCCCTGCTCCATAAACGGCACTTGCTTCAACCCCATTTCGGTAAAATACGGGCAAAACTTGTTTACGGTGTTCCCCAACATGAAGACCTTAACATCGTTGCGCTGGCGTATTATAGTGCTTAAAAGGTTCATAAACAACATAAACTCATCGGGCAAATAATACCGCCGTGTCAGAAACTCATCAAACACAATCGTTGTAACATTCGGGTAACTGCTGCTTTTTTCGTGTTCCTGCTCTGAAAGGCAAAACCCGTAACAAAACGGGGTTGTGTCGGGTGTCCGCTTGTTTTTCTCTGCATCGTAGTACGACAAAAACCACTTGTTAGACATATAGAACACTTCATTAAATTTGCCCTCTGTCAGTTCCTCAATAAGCCCGTTTGCGGTGTGATTTGCAAACAGACTTTCGGCACGTTTGCCCCGTAAATCCTCACGCCAACGGCGTATATATGCCATTTGCTTTCCCGTCTTGATATAGTTTTCCAAACCATATTTTAAGGCTGCATAAGTCTTGCCGTTTGACCGTTCGCCAAAGATAACATTATAATCGGCGTTCTTACTTAAAATCGCTTTCAAGTCGTAAAATTTCGGCTTTTCTGCCTTTGTCTTTCTTATAGTCATAATCTTGTTATTTTAGTCCTTAAATTTGATACCTCGCAAATAATTTATATACATAACCGACAAAGATAGGCTGTACCCTGTCGGCTCTAAATGTACGCCAGTGCGTTCGTTGTAGTGCGCCGTGCTGCCTTTGTAGTCGGTTATTTCGCCTTGTATCTCGTAGTCTATGTAAGTGTGTATGTTTTTGCCCGTTGCTTGCGGCGGTATATCCAAATAATTGGTAAACGCATCGAATATCCCGTTTTCGCCGTACTTTTCAATAAGATACGGTATTGCGGCTTTCTTGTTTACGCCCGAAACGGTTAAACTGAAATCGTATGCCCGTCCGCCTGCTTTGAGTGCGTTCGGTTCTTGCACCATGTAGCGTTTTGCGCCCAAAGTCTTAAACCTCGTATATGTACCTTCAAAATCCCACACGCCCAAAGTCTTTGTTATGCCTTTTATCGTTTGCGGCTCGCAAAGCGAAAACGGCAAACCGTGATATTTGCAGGCGGCACGCAATTTCATTTGCACCTGCATATTATACGCCTTGAAATACGCTTCATGCGCCTTGCCGTTCATTATCTTAATGCTGTCGGTGTCGCTGTATATGTAATCGTCTTTCGCTTCATGTATGCCCGTGAAAAGGTTGCGCCGTGCGTATGCGGTTACAAAGATACCCCACGGGTAAAACAAGAAACGGTTTTTGCTGGTGTTGTACTTATATAGTAGTTCCTGCTTTTGTTCGGGCGACATTGCGTTAATATCCCATTCGCCGTTATATGTAAACTCATCACGCAACGGGTTTGTTACACTCATACCGTAACAACTGTTTAACATTTCCTTGCTGTTTAGGTACTCCGCTTCTTTGCCCTCAACGCCTTTTAATTTTGTCTTGCTTTCGTACAAATGTAGGATAGACTTAACAAACGGGGTCGGCAAATACTCTCTTTTGTAACAGTACATTTCACCCACTCGCATACGTTCCCACGTATAAAAGTTTTTGATAATATGAAAGTCCACATCTGTAATCGTTAACGCTATCTTACTCGCCGCCGCAATACGCCCGTTATTCTCGCACGGGTTTTCCTTAACAAAACATTTGCTTGCGCTTATCGGGTTGTCTTGCGTTTCGCTGGCAAATATGTTAGTAAACTCAATATCGAACACGCAACAATATTTTGATATTAGAAAATCAAATTGCGCCGTACTCTTAACCGTAATTGCAACGCCTTGCGACATCGGGTATTTTTCCGCAATCATTACATATGGGTAACTGCTGGTGAAATCGTAACTATCAACGTCACACATTATCTCGTCCGTATATTCGGCGTTTGCGTGTGTAAAACCGCCTGCAAATGCACGTTGCAGCATATTAAATTCATTCATACCCGTTACTTGTAGTTCCTGCATCAGGTTCGCATAATCCCAATTCGGTACGGTCTTACCTGAATCGCTCTTTTCACGCAAACAGTGCGCACGGCAATACTTGCGCACAAACCCCGTCTTTGTTATCGGTATGTGGGTTATTCCTTTGCTTTCCTCTATACGTTCCTGAATATAGCACATAACTACTTTTATATCGTTTATGCAATACCCTATTTCAGTATCGGTTAGCGGCGTTTCGCTGTGCCTTATTAAATGATAGTCCAAATCGCCAACGGCTTTTGCACACTTGTATTTCATAAGTTGCTCGCCCAACTTTGCCAAAGAATAACCCGAAAGCAAATAACTACATCTAAACTCAATGTTTCCCGTTGTAATAGCGTAAATCGGCTTTCGTAGGTCTATTGAGAAAACCCGTTGCCAATCAAACCATTTACGCAAAAATTGAAATTCATAAGATAGGTTATGCACATACACAATAAGGCGCAATTTGTCGGATAACTGCAAAACCTCGCTTACGGTCTGCATCATCGTAACAAACTCGCCCCACGTGCGCCCCATTATCGTATATCCGTTTATGCCAAACTGCCAAACGTACATTATAGCGGCTTTCTCTAATTTCGCCTTGCGCCCGTTGCTGTCCTGCATACGCTGCACTTGCTCGTATGTGTACGCCCGTCCGTCCGTATCACGGTAAAAACTTGTTGTTTCAATATCAAAGGCACACGGTATGTTGTAAAACCTTTCGCCCTTGCTGTTTCCGATAATGTTTTTTTCATTTACGGCGGCTTTCAGTATTTCGGTTATTTCGGTCGGGCTGTTTATTCTTTCTTGTAACTCAAAAGGTATTTTTTTCATAAGCCAAACTTATTAAAGTTGCTCAATATGCGTTCTATATCGTTTTGCATATCCTCCATTGCGTCCGCAACTTCATTTGCCTGCCTTTCTATCTCTGCATCAATTGCCCGTGATATGCTTTGCGCTTCACTTTCTATTTGGGTGCTTATATCGCTTGCGCTTTGCTCCATTTCGCCCGTGAAATCTTTGTACCTCATCAAATACCGTTCCACGAAATCACTATCCGAAACGCTGTTTAACTTGCCCTGCAAGTTCCTTGCCATAAGGTTATACTCATCGGGCGTTAAGTCGTACATACGTTGCAGGTGTTGCCCGTACTGCCTTGCACCTTGCGCCGTACTGGTCGGCTGGCGTAAAAACGAAATCGCCTTGCCGTACTCAATTTTTAGGGCGTTCCAATCGCCTTTCATTGAAAACTTGGTAAACCCTTTTACATCGCCTTTGTTTAACGCTTGCGCGGCTGGCGAAAGTTGTCCGCTTTGCTCTATGTTCTGAATACGGCGGTTCGCCATTTGGAAAACCCTAGCAATCTCTTTTCTATATTTGGGACTGCTTTCCACGGCTTGCAATATCTCTTTTTTGATTTTCGCCCGTTGGGTTGCTCCAAATACAGACTTTGTAAATTTAATCTTGAAACCTAACTTTGCCATAACGGTATTATATTAAATAGGGGTTACAAACATTGCAACCCCTACAAAGTTAAACATAACTTTCCCAACTCTTACAAGTCCACAAACGAAATAGAGTAACACTTCTTGCCGTGGCTCTCATACTCGTAAATCGTGTACCCAACTTTGCCGTCTTTGATAGTTTGTACCGCCTCCTCATCGGTAAGAATTTCACGTACCGTTTCGGCGGTGTGGCTTGGTAGGTTCACCAACCGTTTGTTTTCCTCATCAATAATTACTGGGCTGTCGCCTAATTGTGATTTGTGGACATAAAGCCCGTTAATTTTGTGTATCACATCTTTGCCGCCCTCATTTTCAGAGTTGAAAATATCGGCTAACCTGGTGTACTGAAAATCGGTTGTGTCAATGCCAAACGTGGTCTTGTTAAATTTACTTGCAAAACTTTTCATTGTAGTAATCTTTTAATTGTTAAACTTCTTGTTATTTGTTATTCGGCTGTCTGTCCTTGCAGCTCGCCGTCAAAAGGCAAGTTCAGTTCGGGGTTGGCTTGCGGCTTCAAGTCCATAAGCCACGCACGAAAGCGGTTTATTTTCATAACCGCACGTTGATTGCGGCAAACTTCATTACACGCCATAAGGCCACCCAACGCCGACATAGCGTCAAAACTAAACTCATCAAATGCGTTTCTTTTTTCGTTCATTGTAGTAAACTTTTAATTGTTAAACTTATTGTTATTTTGTTTTTGGAAACTTCACCGCGCCGCCGTGGTAGATATACGTTGTATCGGTTGTTATTATCACTGCTTTGCCGCTGCTTGCGCTTTCACGTTGTACGTTGCAACCCTGCAAGATTGCCCCACATACGGTGAAAATCGCTAAACACATTGCAACTTCTTTAATTACTTCTTTCGGTTGCTCTCTGAAATGTTGTAGTAACTCTTTCATATTTTCAAATCGTTTAATTGAACACTACAAAGATACAACATTTTTCTAACATACAAGCATAAGTGCACAAATTATTTCGTTTTAACTTTTCTTAACTCTTGGTGTTGTGTTCCACGTGAAACAATTTCACGGACGCACACGCATAACAAAAACCGTGCCAAAGTCTGGTGCGAAATGTTAAAAAAACGGTAAGGGCGACCCATAGCAAAAAGCGTGCCAAAGTCTGTTAGCAACCGTTAAATGTGCGTTGGGAAATGTTAAATATGGGTCAGTAGCGTACCTT